CAATCTGTTTGTTGGATCGACGGCAGATCTACAAAAAATGCTCAAGGAGATAAATAGAAATAAAGTTGACGAATAGTGGCATACGTTAGACATACTACTAATAATGCTGTTGCTTCACCCCAACCAGGATCAACTACAGTAACTGTATTTGACGACTGTGAGGGTTGGACTCCTATCACATATGAAGATTGGAATACTGATTATGTTGCTAGAAATTCTGACAATACAACCAGAACCCCTGGAACGTATCAAGCTAGAAATTCCGACAACACAATAAGAACTCCAGCAGCATATCAACGTCACGACATAAACAATAACCCAGTTGATATTTGTCCACAGATAGGTAGTGATGATCCAGCAAATGCTGCTGAACCAGATGCTACAGCATGGGTATTGATGGATGGTCCTTTCTACAACACTCCAGGTAATCCAGGTTCTGGATTTGTTGGTGGTCAAAGTTGGAGAAAGATGGCACCATCAGCACCAGTAAATGGTAAGACATCTTACATCTATGGTGATGAGACAGTGACTTGGACTGGATCAGAATGGCAGTATGCCAATCTATATACTGGTGTAATCGCATCTTCAACCAGTAATGTTGCATATCCATGGCTTGCTACATGGAGTGGTAATTATACTGGAGCAAAGATTACATCAGCATATGTAAAAACAACTAATTACCCAGCGGTTCCATAATGGCACAATATAGTAAGCATTACGAAGATTTCCTGCCACAGGAAAAAACAAACTTTGAAGTAGTAATGATTGCCGATAACTTCGGTAATCTAACTCCTGGCACTGGTGCTACTGCTGCCGATGCTTTTGGTCGTTTGAGAGTTGCTGAAACTTTTACTCTAGGTGACTACAAGCACCTTTATGCTATTGATCCAAACTTCATTGATAAAACTGCTAATGGTGGAAACATAGTTTTCAATGCCAATAAAGCGTTGGGAACTTTAACTACTTCATCAGATCCTGCTGGTTATGCCATTCACCAAACAAAATTTTATCATCACTACCAACCAGGAAAGTCACAATTAATCTTTAGCTCAATCAACTTTGGTTTTGCTCAACAGAATGTAACCAAGAGAACTGGATACTTTGATGACAGAGATGGCATCTACTTTGAGCAAGTTGGCAGCAATATTTCCACTGGCACCGATAAAGGAACTCTAAACTTTGTTATTCGCTCACACACTGGTGGCAGTGCTAGTGAAGCAAATGTAGGTTCCTACAAAAGAAGAGTGCCACAATCGGAATGGAATATTGATCCTTGTGATGGAACTGGTCCTTCAAAGTTCAATCTTGATATTTCAAAAACCCAGTTAGTTTATATTGATTTCCAGTGGTTAGGAGTTGGTAGAGTTCGTTGTGGTTTCGTTCATAACGGACAGATTGTTCTAGCACATGAATACTACCATTCTAATGTGCTACCAGAAGTTTATATGTCTAACCCCAATCTTCCCGTAAGATGTGAGATTAGAAATACTGGCACCACAACTGGTGGAAGCATGGATCAAGTTTGTGCCACTGTAATGTCAGAAGGTGGATATGTAGAAAGTGGTATTGATTGGGCGGCTGAAAGTGGAGCTACCAGAGCTACTAAAACTCCTGGCGGAACAAGATTTCCACTGATGGCAATTCGTTTGAAAAATACATTCAAAACATATCCAAATAGAATTTCAGTAAGACCAAACAGTTTAGGCATTTATGTCTCAAGTGGTGATTGTTACTATGAGTTAGTCAAACTATCCAATGCCAGTCAATTAACTACTTCACTAAATGGTGGAGTATTGACTTGGACTTCTGCTAACGATAACAGCGGCGTTGAGTATTGTGTAAATGCTGAAGCTATCACAGGAAATGTAGATGTCTTTTCTGTTGGTATTGTTCCTGCTGGTGCTTCACCAAACTCACTATCACCAGTAGCATCTGGTTCTTTGACAACAGCAAAGAAAAATGTAATCACACAAAACTTTGATTCAAATGATTCTGAAGTTTTTGTGGTTGTTCTAAAAACAATTTCTACAGCAGCGAATGCTACAGCCACTGCTGCTTGTTCTATCCAGTGGAGGGAGATTTACTAATGAAAAGTTTTAAACAACTAAGACAAGAGCTTAATGAAGCTGCTTGGACAAGAAAAGAAGGACAAAATAAAAATGGCGGTCTTAATGAAAAAGGTCGCAAATCTTACGAGAAACAAAATCCTGGAAGTGATCTAAAAGCACCGTCAAAGGATAAAGATAATCCTCGTAGAAAATCTTTTTGTGCCAGAATGAAAGGAATGCGTAAGAGACAAAAAGATAGCAACAACACTGGAGAAGATCGTCTATCTAAATCTCTTCGTGCTTGGAACTGTTAGTAGTTTACATAACTTAAGTAACATATGTAACAGAATGAACATGTTACAATAAATAGTATACTGTTCATTTATTTACTTATGGAAACCAGAACTTGTCCCAAGTGCAAAGCAACTTGGATTGATGGTCAGCATTACTGGACAGGAACAAATAAGAAAGGTAATGAGACCGAGTTGGCTTCACTTGTGTGCGACAAGTTTGGAGATGATACATGCATCAACCCATGCAAAGGAACTACTGACGGCAAAGGTTGGGAAAATAGGTTAAATAATATGGATGCTATTGATAAAGATATAAAGAGGACTTTGAATGAGTAGTGGTGATCAGATTTATTTGGGGAATCCGCTTCTAAAAAAAGCCAACGTTCCCCACGATTGGACTAAAGAAGAAATTCAAGAATACATTAAGTGCAAAGAAGATCCTGTTTACTTTGCACTTAATTATGTAAAAATTGTTCAGGTTGATGAAGGATTAATTCCTTTTAGGATGTATGACTTCCAGAAAGATCTTGTTAACAAATTTCATAACAATAGATTTAATATTGCAAAGCTACCAAGACAGACAGGGAAATCAACCGTTGTGGTTTCTTACCTTCTTCACTATGCATTGTTTAATGATAGTGCAAACATTGGTATTCTAGCAAACAAAGCTTCTACTGCTCGTGACCTATTAGGAAGATTGCAAACAGCATACGAAAATCTTCCTAAGTGGTTGCAGCAAGGTGTGATTGCGTGGAACAAAGGATCAATGGAACTAGAGAACGGTTCTAAGATTATGGCTGCTTCAACGTCAGCATCTGCTGTGCGAGGAATGTCATTCAACATCATCTTCTTGGACGAATTTGCTTTCGTTCCAAATCACATTGCAGATGACTTTTTCTCGTCTGTATATCCTACCATTTCATCTGGCCAAAAAACAAAAGTTATTATTATTTCTACCCCATATGGTATGAACCACTTCTACAAGTTGTGGGTAGATGCACAGAATAAAAGAAACAATTATATTTGGACTGAAGTTCATTGGTCCGAAGTTCCTGGGCGTGATGCTAAGTGGAAAGAAGAAACGATCAAGAACACGTCCGAGCGTCAGTTCACTCAGGAATTTGAATGCGAATTTTTGGGATCGGTTGATACTCTTATTGCTGCTTCCAAATTAAGATCACTTGTATTTGATACACCAATTAGCTCAAATAAAGGTTTGGATGTATACGAAAAGCCAAATGAAAAATCAGAATATATTATTACAGCTGACGTAAGTAGAGGTATTGGGGGAGATTATTCTGCTTTTATTGTATTTGATATTACTACACTTCCATATAAAATTGTAGCAAAGTATAGAAACAACGAGATAAAACCAATGCTTTTCCCTAATGTCATCAACGACGTTGCTAGGGCATATAACAATGCTTATGTCCTTTGTGAAGTAAACGACGTTGGAGATCAGGTAGCATCTATTCTCAACTACGATTTAGAGTATCCAAATGTATTGATGTGTTCTATGAGAGGTAGAGCAGGTCAGATTGTTGGTCAAGGTTTCTCTGGAAACAAAACTCAACTTGGAGTCAAGATGAGTATCACTGTCAAGAAAGTTGGTTGCCAGAACCTCAAACAAATTATCGAAGATGATAAGTTATTGTTTAGAGATTATGATATCATCAATGAGCTTACCACTTTTATTCAGAAAAAGCAATCGTTTGAAGCGGACGAAGGTTATCATGATGACCTAGTAATGTGTCTAGTTATCTTTGCTTGGATGGCTGTTCAAGATTACTTCAAAGAAATGACAGACAATGATGTTCGTCAAAGAATCTATGAAGAACAAAAGAATCAGATTGAGCAGGACATGGCACCATTTGGTTTTATTACTACTGGATTAGAAGGAGATGAAGGATTTGTTTCTGATGGAGCTGTGTGGTATGGAGATACACAAGAAGATGTTTCTTATATGTGGGATTACAGATAATGGATGTTGAAGATCAGTTTTCTTTAGAACATTTGATCTTCAAAGATCGAAAGTGTAGAGTATGTGGAAAGGTAAAAAGTTTAATGGATGATTTTTATATCACTCGGAAAGATCGAGGAACCATGTTTTCTGCTTATTCATATGAGTGTAAACAGTGTACCATAGAAAGAGTTAAAAAGTCAAGAACGCAAAAGTGTGGAAATGATAATTGGCAGTATCCAGATTGGTGATGTTCACGCTACGTTTCCCCACTCAAAGAAGTCAAAATAATAAATAATTTTAGATTACATGGATATCTAAAGAGGAGAAAAACATGGCAAGTCAAGTCTCGCCTGGAATTGTTTTAAAGGAGCGTGACCTAAGTAATGTCGTTGTTACTGGTGCTCTTCAAATTACTGCAGCGATTGCTTCATCGTTTGCAAAGGGACCAGTTGGTAAAGTTGTAAATATCAATACTCAAAAAGAACTTGTAGCTGTTTTTGGTGCTCCAGTTGATGCTAATGCAGACGACTGGCACGTTGCTTCTGAGTTTCTATCATACGGTGGTAGATTAGCAGTTGTTCGTGCAGATGCATCTGGTTTAAAAAATGCAGGTTCAACACAAGGTGTACTTGTTAAGAGCGATGAAGATTGGCAAGCAGGTGCTGGCGGTTCAGAAGCATTCGTAGCAAGAACTGCTGGTACTTGGGGCAACTCAGCAACCGTAGTTGTTGTTGATAGAGGTGCTGATCAATATGTTACATTCAATGCTGCATTTGCTGTTGCACCTACAGTAGGTTCAACTTTAACTTTCGATAGCGCAAAAACTGGTAAAGTTTTATCAGTATCTGGCAATACTGTAGCAGTTGTTTTAACTGATCCATCAAGCCTTATTGCTGTTGGAGATGGTATTGAGGGGGCTGGTGCTGCTGGAGCAGATCTGAGCGTAACTGCAGTTCAAAACTGGTATTTAAATACTCAGATTGGTTCAACTGGTATCGCTCTTTCTTCAATCGGTCCTCGCCCAGGAACTTCAGAATTTGCTTCTTCTAGAGGTATTTCATATGATGAAGTTCACGTAGCAGTCATTGATACGACTGGTTCTATTTCTGGAACTGCAAATACTATTCTAGAAAGATTAACTTATCTTTCAAAACTATCTAATGCAACTGGCGCTCAAGGCGAAAAGATTTATTACAAGGATGTAATTAACGAGCAATCAACTCAAATTTTCAATGGTGCTCATCCAACAGAAGTTATTGATGGTCTAAATTGGGGTCAAGCATCTACTGGATTAACTGGTCAATTAGGATTAGTTGGTCTTCACACCGATGCACTAACTGGTGGTGTTGATGATTATGTCTACACTGGCGCAGAAATTTCTGATGCTTATGATCAGTTTGGCGACACCGAAGAAACCGAAATTGATTTCGTTTTAATGGGTGGTCCAATGGCTCTAGAGTCAGATACAAAGATTAAGGCAAATAAAGTTGTTGCTATCGCAGCAGCAAGAAAAGATTGTGTTGCTTTCGTATCTCCACACAAAGGAAATCAAATCGGAACTGGTGGAGCATTAACTGCAATCCAGCAAAGAGACAATACAATTGCTTTCTTCAGCACAATTACTTCTACTTCATACGCAGTATTTGATAGCGGTTACAAGTATTTCTATGATCGCTTTACTGATAAGTATCGCTGGTTAGCTTGCAACGGTGACGTTGCTGGTCTATGTGTTTCAACTTCAGCTGCACTTGATGATTGGTATTCACCTGCTGGTGTTAACAGAGGTTCATTGAGAAACGCTGTTAAGCTTGCATACAATCCAAACAAAGCAGATAGAGATGAACTCTATCAAGCAAGAATCAACCCAATTGTTTCTTTCCCTGGTCAAGGTATCACTCTATTTGGTGATA